AAAACAGTAAACGTCAAAGATGCATCCCTGTTTGCATCTGTAGTAAAGTCCAATTCTTTTTTAGCAGTTATCTTAGCGCCACCTCTAAGAGCTGAACCATCTCCTAAACTAAAACGTATACCTGCTGTTTCATCTGTAGATGAACTACCACCAGTCATATTGTCAACTTGTATATAAGCATCACCAGATAAATTTTGTGTGAAAGTAGCTTTTCCATCATCTGCAATAGTCATCCTTGTTTTCCAACTACCATCATAGGTTTTAAAGATATGACCATCAGCATCAGAGAGATATTCTATACCTTTACTATTTTCAGACCTGAGTTGTAAAGCACTAGAACCTTTTGCAAATATATTATTTACATAAATATAACCACCGAATGTAGCGTGACCAGTTGTATCATCAATCGTTAATCTGGTAGTATTATCTGTTTTGAAAATTATATCTCCACCACTAACGTCACCTGCATTTAATATAAGCTGACCAGTATTAGTATGCTCATTACCTGCTAGTTCAATATAAGCACCTCTTGATTGCGAAACATCTCCTCCACCACCAATTCTTGTTCTTCTATTATCAGAAGCATCAGAGGATGTTTGATATATGTCAAAGTTTGTAGAATCTCCCACTAAACCAGATAGAGTGGGGCTACTATTTTCTAATACTACTTTCTTCCAATTAGCCATTATTTTGCTTCGCTATCTTTTGCTACTTGTTTATCAAAGGCATTGATTAGTCTCTGTAGGAGTTTGGCAACACGAGGGGAGTCAGAGCCTTTTATTGTAAGGTTCTCAACAGACGATTTTAATAGATACAATTCGTCAGATGAAAGTTCAAGCTTCAAGATTAACCTTATGGAATTCTGCTAATTTTGTCAATACAGAATGAGCAACTTCTAATTCAGTCCCATCAAAAGAAGACCTCATTATAAGCTTTAGTAAAAAATCAGTATCTTTTACATTTAATTTATTTTCTGATTTATTACTTTTCTCATTTACAACTGCTAACTTACTCACTAATCCTCAACCCTAAGATAAAGAGAACCATCATGATATTGAAAATGTCCAATAGGAACTTCAGTAGAACTAGTATTTATTGCCGCCCCATCTATCCTAATCTGCATTACATCGGCTCCGTAAGTAGGAGATGTTGATAAGTCTGCATCATCATTTGTTCCAAAACGCCATAAATCTCTACCTTCATCCCAATAGAATATAGCGTTATCACCTGAGCCACCTCTTTCTACAACAATACCCGAATCAACATCCGTAGTAGCGGTTAAATCAGCATTTAAAACTATTGTATTGTCATTTATTTTTAATACCTCAGCGGTAGTTGTTATGTTTTTACCAGTGACAGTTAAGTCACCTGCGATAGAAACATCGGCTCCTGACATTGTAATAGCCGTTGTTCCACCACTAGATTTAATATCATTACCAGTAACAGTTAGGTCTCCAGTAACAGCGAGGTCTCCACTAGTTGTAACTCCTCCACCATCTGCTATTGTCATAGCTAAGTCACCATCTGTATAGTCTATGGTTGCAGTTCTTAGTGAAGTACCAACTGTAAAGTCTCCAGCTGAACCAGTAACCGTAAATGCACCAGCATTTGACATACTTAAATCTCCAGATGGAGTCTTTTCTGCTTTCTCACCACTACCATTACCTACCCATATTTTGCCATCTGCTAATGTAGTATCACCTGCTGCAGCTGCAGTATCTACATATGCAGTAGTAGCCACCTTTGTTGAATTGTCACCTTGCGACTGCGTGGTGGCTGTTGAACTTCCCAGAACCGCTGTCGTTAGTGTTTTATTTGTTAAAGTTTGCGATGAAGTAGCATCGACTAACTCTACCCAATTTGCCATTTTAAACTCCTACGTTTATTACCCCATTGTAATTTACTATATCTCCAGCCGCGGGGTTTGACGGCAGAGAACTTACACTTTGAAATTTTATAGTACCATCTGATTTTGCAACTAATAAATCAGTATCTTGTTTTCTTAATGAAACAGATGTATCTCCTAATTTTACCTTACCTTTAGTACCATCACCTCTTTCCATAGTTCCGTTTTCAGCGCTCATTACTAAATTTTCATGACCAGCTTTAGTAAAGGTAACAGAACCTTTTGTTTTAATATTTGTTTTTAATTCAACTTCACCAGCCGTAGAAACATCCATTACCTCATGAACTGAATTACTAGAATCTCTTAATTTTATTGCTTTAGATGTCATGTCTCCATGAATATCGATACTAGCTGTTGTAGAAGTTGAGCCAACTTGCAATAAATTTGTACTTACCCATAATGCACTAGCTACACCTTCTCCATCAAATATTTGCTTAGCTGAACCTGTTAGACCTTCATTTGCAGTAGAACCAGCTATAGTTAATAAATCTTTATAACTATCTTTTATTAATTGACCTGCTAAATTAGCCATTAATCACCCCATGCGTATGTTAAAGTATTCCAATAATCTGCGTTGGTGTCCCAATAAGGTATAAATCCAAAATCTGTAAGAAAGTAAACACCAGATATTTCATTAGCCGTATGAGTAAACGAACTTCCTAATTCTTGCGCTTTTACAATCCAATTAACTTTCTTTTCATTACCAGAATATGTAAATGAAGCTGGTTTCTCTCCACCACTATAAGTAAATGAAGCAGATTTTTCATTGGATTCAGTTTTCCAATTAGTTGCCATTAAGTAGTTGATACGTTTAGTTTATTAGCACTTGTATCAATACAGGCATCAAGTTTAGTCGTAGTTGCCTTTATAATAGCTATGTCAGCTTTTATTGTCGCAATATCAGCTTTTATTGTTGCAATTGCGCCTGTGTCTTCTATTGTGACATTAGATAGTTGAGTAACTGTATTATTACACTTTAACTCGCCATCTGAATTTAAAACTTTATTGAGAACTTCTTTTGTTTGATACTTTGTTAAGTTGGCCATTTTGACCTCCTAATTACCCACCACCACCGCTTTTCAGCATTTATTTATTAAATTAAGGCATATGGTCTCTGAGCCACTGTCATAGATGTAATTCTTTTATTACTTTCGCTATCAGATACCCTTGAGTAGAATTCCTTCATATAGTATTCTTTTCTATCAATATCTCCAGCGTCTTCAAATATACAAGCTTTTACATAATCAACAATTGCTAAAGAAAGCAATCTATTAAAGTTCACATGGGAAGTCTCTGTTGGACTTGCTACCTCAGTTAAAGTAGGTTGAGAACCACTATCTAATGCATTTGGGTCGACATTTACGAATGGTTCTATATATGCAGTCCCTTCATACATTAATCCATTAGTTATACTTTCATCTGGATACATAATTCCTTCATTATAACTATTGAAGGGAAGTCTTACATTGTAATTAGCAACTTGAACAACATCAGCTCCATCTTTTCTTTGATATAATTGTATATTTCTTCCTTGAATTTTATAAACCCAATTTCTATGTGTATCTATGCTCATTCTGGGTCAGTATCCTCACGCATCACAGGCTCTTGAATCATTCTGCGTATGCGTTTATATTTTTTATCGTTTGTATCTTTTACAGATACACTTAGTAATCTTACTAAATTAGCTGGTAATGGATAATCTCTTGTTCCATCTACTATGTTCGTTTTCCAAGTTGCAGTATTTTCATCGTAATTAGATTGAATAACATTTATAGCGTCTTTTATATAAGCTATAACACGACTTGTATCCTTTGAACCAACTCTTTCCATTATTTCTTGAACAGTCATTAATTCTTTCCTACTAAAATATCTAGCTTTGCTATTGTCGTAGCGCTAGATGATGCTAAAGTAACAGTACTTAAATTTACACCAGATGGCCTTAATAAGATACAGTCATCTACTCCACTAATTTTTTGATTCCAACCGTCACAATTTATTGTTAAATCTGGAGTTCCAGTTGAAGCGGCTTCTCTTATTTTTATAAAAATAAAATCACAACCTGTAAATGTATTTATACAACTTGCATGATTCATGGCTATTGCAGAATCAGATGTTGTATAATCTTTATATATTACATAAGTATGATTAGTCCCAGCTGAAAATTCTTTTCCACCTCCAACACTTTTATCATAAGTACTATGAATTATTCTTGATTTATTGTTTGAGTCTTGACCTTCTAGCTCTTCTATTGGAACAGCTGAAGCCCTATATTGTATATAAAAGTTTGACATTAACTAGCTCCTCCTGCTTTCATAGCCATAGCTTTTCCAAGAGTCTTGTTATTATTCTCTATGTATTGCTTTACTTCTGCTAAAGCCCAATTATAATATTTTTCAGCCATTTGTGAATAATGCCCACATAATTGTATTTGAGATTGATTAATTGTAACTACCTTATTCACATTTGCTTGATAGTCTTGAAGGTCAGCTGAGTACTTGGCTAATTTTTGTTGATATTCTTGAACTTCTTTTTGTAATAATAAATTTGCTTCTTGTTGCGCTTCTTGTGATGCTACTTGTAATTCTTGTAAAGCTTCTTGAACTGTTGATTGATAAATTACATTATCTTTATTAAATCTACCTTGTTCCTCTTGAAGCCTTGCAGTAAAATCTCCAATTCTTGCTTGTATATCTTGAATCCTCGCTCCAAGCATTTCACTATCTTCCTCTGTATTTATCCAATTATCTGAATCTGAAAATTTTAAATCAGCCATTACTGGTGGATTCCAAGTAGGAGCAGTTCCTAGACTACCAGCTGTAACTGCCGCTACGTCTGGCGTTGTAAATGAAGGACTTGGTAATGTTGGAGGTGCGTTTATTGTATCCCAAGATATACTTGGAAGAGTTGATAATTTTGAAAATTCCTTAGAAGATGCATAATTAATAACTATGTTTCTTAAATCAGAATCATCATCAATTTTTGAAGAATCTACTACAAATGCATATCCAACATTTGAACCATCTGTAGCTGGTAATATATTTATACCACTATGATTCCAATACCACACTGGGTTTAATGCAGTCGCATATTTTAAGCTATTTGAATCAGCAGCCCATTTAGAATCCCCTAAAGATATTTTTCTGCAAGAATATCCATTTCTTTGGACTTCTATTATTGAATCATTTTTAGCGTGAGACATTGCACTGCCATCATTTGAACCTCCAATTCTTCCTAAGTAATTAGAAAGTAAATCTTCAGGTATCGAGGATACTACAAATTTTTGAGCAGAAATTATTAATTGGTCGTCTGCGTCTGCGACCCCAGTGATATTTTCTATATCTAATTCTATATTTGTTGTTGCCATAAATTTCCTTTTTATAGAGAGGGGCTAAAAAGCCCCCCTCTAATATCTTTATACTGAGCTATTACCTCTCAGATTTCAGATTGCTAAAGTGCTTGGCATACTACTGTAAAAGTAGCTTGCCCAGCGGCTGGAGCTGCATCATTTTCAATCTCTAAAGTTTCGCCTTCAAGAATTTCGTTATTGGAAGTTGGGGTAAATTTCCCAGCTGCTCCAATAGCGGCTTCATGTGGTATTTCGTGAGTCCCACCACAAGTTCCAGCGGCTGTTTTTAGAGTTAAAGTAGACTTAGCTGTTGTAAGAGCCGTATTTACTGCGTAATGCACTGCGACTACTTTACATTTCCACGGTACAGTTACATAAACAGTAGCGGCAGCTGAAAGAGCTGGGCTATCAAGAGTAAGTACCTGTAGGTCTTGAAAGTTGTCAACCTTATTTGAACCATATAAAGGATTAGCCATGATTTAACCTCCTATTTCCAGACCGCATGGGCTTCTGGCATTTGCCATTCCATACCGGCCTCGGTTTGAATTAAATCAACTCTACGGTCAACACCACTATTCTCAAGAGTTTGAACTCCTACATAAACTGCAGTATCACGATTAAGTCCATTACCAACAAGTGGTCTGTACTTACAATGCTTCATGTTAACTGCGAGCATTTTGATTTGAGTTCCGTCAAGGTGAATATTACGAGCCACGTTCATTACGCCATAAGGAGTAAAGACCTGTGTAATATCTACACCAAAAACACTCTTCTTAGCACCCATGTCAAAGTTACCACGACCATAAACAGTTGAGCCATCAGTTACCTTTGAAACATTTGCTGAGAAATATCCACTTAATTTATGCAACCAATTATATACATCAGTTGGAACCATAAATAATGTGGCGTTAGCGTTGTTGTATCTAGGGTCAAGGAATTGAGACATATCATCAAGAAAATCATCTTGAGATTTTGCACCTGAACCACCCATACCAGTTCCACTAAAGATATTACCAAATGATAGGCAATAATCAACAGCTCCCTGAGTATATTGGACTCCATCTACAGTGCCCTGAGAACCAAACAATAATGATTGTTCGATATCCCATTTATGCTCAATTAACTTTTCACGCCAGATTCGTGCAAACTCATTTGCATCATACTTGAGGACGGTAGCACGTGTTGTGTTATCCATCGCCATAGCTGTTTTCCAAATTTGAGTTAGCCCGTAAGCAGTTGAGAAAGGTTGGTCTTTCCATGTGTCAGGATAACCAGTACCTTGACCATGTGCAGTTCCAACTACATAACTTCTCATTTGCTCAAGCTCAGTAGCAATATTCATGCTATTTAGTTCAGCTAAATTCAACTCAGAAGGTTTCCTAGAGGCAGCTGAGCCACTTCTATATGTATTACAATATGAAGCGCAATAATGATCAATAGTTGAATCAGCTGGAGCCTTAACAACTCTACCTTTAATGATTTGGTAGTTACCACTTGTTTCAATCCCCTCAACTTTAACTAAAGCATAATCATCAGTTGTTCCAGATACTACTGTATCAGAAGCAGTTGATGTAGATGCTAAAGAGCTAGTATTAAGTGGGATTTTAACAATAGAGTCTACAACAAAGAATTGAGGAAGCGTATCAGCCGCTCCAATTAGTTTGCCGTTAGAACTTCCCAAAACATTACTTACGTTACCTTTGTACTTATAATCAGTACCCATTTTAAAATAGTAAATGGAATTAGCAGCTAAGGTGTCTGCTGGGATAGTCCCATTATCACCAGAGCCTGTTGACCCTGCATCACTATTTTCTACATATGCGTACCTCTTATGCCATGAACCCCTGCGTTCGGTAAACTTAAACTCAGGGTCATCAACTGGACTTTTAGCGACTTTAGATACAAATCGGAAGAAAGGGTCTTGAGCTATCGCTAGTTCAGAAACTCTATCTCCGAAATTATATTTTCTCCTTAAGTCGCCTGTGGAAGGGGATGAACCGGAATCACCCGAACCACTATGCGGGGGGTTTCCGTAATCTCCTAATGTAAAAATGTCAGCCATTTTTAACCTCGTTATTTAAGGATTATGGCTTCTAATATTTTAAATACTAAAAGCCTTTTCTAGTTCGTTGGTCGAACCCAAAATGGCATCAAAGACTGAATCGTCTGGAGATTGTTCGGTTTGAACGCTTCCTTGCGTTGCTAAAGTACCCGGTTGTTGTTGAACTTCACGCATCTTTTCGTGAACTTCTTTCCTTGCACCTTCAGCAATTTTCTCATCCCTATTCTTTCGATTCATTAAAAAGTAAATATCATCAAGTTCAAGCGATTTAGATTTTGCATAATCAACAAATTGAGACCATTGTTCATCGTCAAGCTGATGCTTTTGTCTGAAAGCAGTTTCTTTTGCTAATTTTTGATTTTCTGCACGTTGCCCTTGCAAAGCACTATTTAACCTTCGTTGGACTAATCCATCAACGGTTGCTGATAATACTTTCGCTGAATCAGAATCAGGTTGTGAAAAAGCTTCGTCAGCATCGAACTCAAAGTCCTCTCCTAAATTCAGCTTTTCAGTCATTGTTTGTGGGGTTTGACCTCCACCCTCAAAATAATTTCTCACATGAGTAATCAAATTGGGGTCTTCTCGCATAGCATCAAGTATTGGCATGTAAGGTTCTAATTCGGAAAGTTTTCCGTTTAGTCTTTTTGCTTCTCTACTTGAATCACTATACCTTTTTTGCAAAGTATCCAATTCACTAGATACTTCCTGTTCCTGAACTTCTTCATTGGGGCTCGAATGCGTGTTATCGCTTTGTACCGAGGTTGGTTGAGAAGGTTCAATTATAGCGGAATTGACCTGAGCATCTAAAGATTCAAAAAAATCCTCAGATGTCATATCCATTACACTATCTTGTACGTTTGACGGTTCGGGGGCTTCAGCAGCGTTACCTACTTCTTCTGACATACTAATCTCCTATTTTAGAGTTATTATTAAATTAATGAACATTCAATCAAAATATCAAGATTTATCTTTTATATCTTGCTTAGCTGATTCTCTGTCCATTTTCATTTGTGCTCGTTGTTTTTCAAACTCAGTTTTCAACATTCCTCGTAAGAGTTTTTGTTGAGATTCTGTTTCGAGTACATCTTTTCTAATCTCATTAGAAGCTGCTCCAACTTTCATTTTAATACCAGCTTGCACCAACTGTCTTTCAAGTGTCTCTATAGTACCTTCACTGTCTTTAAGGGACTCTTCCATTTGTTGTATTTGAGATTGCATTTGAGAGTATAATGATTTCCTCTCAACAATTTGTTCTTTATTTCTTATATCGGTTTCAGCTATCATAGCTATATCATCTATTAATCCAGCTTGGAACCATTTGAAATACTCTTCTAATAATGCCCACCTATTCACTGGCATTGTAGCTCCAGCTACTACTCTGACATCAAATCTTGCGCTTGCATAATCTTTATATTTTCCAATCGCATCTCCAAAGTCATTATATATTTGGATATTGATTTTAACTTCTTTTTCTTGCTCTTGAGGAGTTTGCCCAGCTTCAGGCTGAACAATTCTAAATACTTTTTCTACTGTGTAGTGTTTTTGAGCAACTCTTTGGAATACTCTTCCTAGATGTTCTAACGAAGGTTCTACTATAGAGCCCATCCAAGCTTTTAATCTCCTAGTTCCAAATTCATCATTCGCAAGTAATCCTCTATATGTTTCAGCTTGTTCATTTGTAAATCCCATCATAGCCGAAGGAACCCCGCTTATATATTCTGCATCAGCCTTACCTTCTTGTACCACAGTGTAAAAAGCGTTATTTATAGGAGCTGGTAGAACTGGAGTTGGTGGAGTAAATCCAGACCTGTATTTTAACAATGCACCGGGAGATGAAGAATATCTTTCCCACTCATCCTCTGGAACTGACCCTTCCTCATACATCCATCTAAGATTAGATGCTAAGTTTGCATTATGAAGCATTATCTGATGAGCTTTATTTATTTCTTGTTGTTTTCCTATCAACGGAGTAACTGCACTCATAGGATATGGAGTCCCAGTATACATATACGGAACAGGTACGATTGGATATTCGTCTATTGGAAGTATATACTCATATAGAAATACATCATCGCCTGCGCTACATGTTTGAACTATTCTATTTTGAAAGAATTTTATTGCATCAACTATTGTCTGGCTAGCCACTTCATCAGATGATAATATTTTGTAATCAGATTCAGACATTACCTGTTGAGTAATAATAGTTGCTTCGTCTTGAGCTCTGGCGGTTAACTCCATTTCTTTTTCTTTTAAAGCTTGTTGAGCCATTTCTTGAGACTTTTGAATTTCTAGCTGACCTCTTTCTGGAATAATCTCGCCAGCTTGAACTGCCTGTTCAATTTGGATTTGTTTTTCCATTAAACCAACTTCTATTTCTCTTTGAAAATCTTGCAATTCTTTAGCAACTGCTTCTCTAATAACATCCATTTCAGCTGGAGATGGAGTAACTTTTATATATACATTATAATATGGAAACTTTTTCTTAGAATATGTCTCATAGTAAGGTATAATATCATCATCTTCAGCTTCTAAATTAACACCCATAGTAATATCTTCTGGCTGAATACTTTCCCCAACTACATCTCTTTCTGAGTAAGACACCACATCAGTTCCCTTGCTTACTTTTTTTATCTTTGATTCAAACTCAGGAAGCATATTAATTAATCTTGTACGAGCTATATTTTTTCTAACTTGTATAAAATTTGCATCTCTAAATAAAAAATCACGACTAGCTGGGTCAACGAATACATCATAAGGGTCTAACCTACTGAACCTAACTTCCCCCATTCCTCTATCAGCGTCTTTATCTACATCTACTAAAAAATATCCAATTCCTTTTGTAAGAGCATCTAATGCAATTTGACTGTATAGAGATTTTCCATTTGATAGATACCAGCAGTAATCTGAAATTTCAGAATGAACTTGAGCTGTGTCTACATCATCACCAGTTGCTCCAACTGATTTCCACTTTGGGTCATTAGCGGTAACAAAATATTTCATTATCTCAATAATTGGAGTTACCCTATTTATAATAAATGTAGGCATTCCAGATTCTTCTAATGATTCTTTTTCTTCTTTTGTTAATTGCTCGTTTAGGTAAAAATCAAAACCTTTTTGACTGAGGCTTTGCCATCTTTGTCTATGAGAATTATTTGACTTATCCCATATTTGTTTATTTATTTGAGCTTTATTTTTATTACTTACTCTAGCCATTTTAATCTCTTATCTCCACATGAACTAAATCATCAAATTTATTATCTTTTATTTCACCATCACTGTCCCAGTCTCCTCCCCAACGAATCTTCAATCCTAATTGATGTCCAATCCCTCTGAGCATACCACCCATATAGTGAAACCTTTCTCTATCATTCCAGTCTATCGGGTAAGGAGCGAGGTCAACAGCTTTTCCTTCCATGTGTTTGGAATACTTAACTTTAGTTTTCCCCTGTGCTAATAATTGCTCTTGCCGCTCCTTACTCCGAAGTCCTTCTATGATGGTTACATCCATAATCTTTATTAATTCATTAAGAACATTAACTAGTCGAGAGTCTACCCCTTTTAGTCTTCTTTTACTTCTTTTTCCAAATCTAGGCATTTTTACTCCTTATGCTACTAACCAACTTTTTGCTTTTTTTCTAGGCTTGAACCACCTTTTCTTGTCTTCGTCTTTTTTCATATTTGGTGGAAAAGCATGAACTTGTGCGTAATAAAGGCTCTCAATCGTGTCATCATGAGCCATTTTCGGGCCGAAAGTAAGGATTTCGTTAATCAAATCAAACATATTTTTCCTCAAATGCACTGTTCCTGTGCTAAAACGAGCTGAAAGCCCCGAATAAATGCGATTTCTTTTCTGTGTTCCGCCAGGTTTTTCAGGAATTACTGCAATATCGTACTTATTTAGCCTTCTTCTTTCATCATTTAAAGCTTGAAATATGCTTCTATTCATAGCTACATCCTCAACGGTTGAAGATATACATTTATATTTTTGATGCAATTCTAATATCATATCAACCACTCCTTTCTTACCAAGTATCTCACCTGTATCTGGGCTCTTTGAACCAATGGTGGGAACACTTCTATGTCTTTCGTATTCCAATACATATAATTCATTATTAGCATCTATAGCTATAACTGTAATAACAGAAAAATCAGAATGCTTTGTATCTATATCCGTAGCTGGGTCACATCCTATGAATGTATTAACTGGTATATCCTCACCGTCCTTAACAATATAATTAACTCCATCTTCATGCTTGTAATATCCATCCCAATATCTTATATGTTCTCTTCTCCAGATAGCATCTTCTTCACTCATAACCTCCATCATGTATTCTTGAAAGAATTTTTGAGGCTGACCAGAATCTTCGTAAAACTTTTTCTTTTCTCTTATTTTTGAGATTGGAAAAAACGATTCCCATAAAGGAGTAGTTTCATCCAATAAAGCTTTATAAGTGATAACCCTCCAAGAAAACTTTTTTCCATCTTTTTGAGATTTGTTGTAATTGTTAATAAGATTGTTAATGAAAGAGTCATAATGTACGGGAGTACCATTAACACGCAACCGACCAGTATGAGGCTCAATAGCAGGATATACAACAGCGGTAACCAGATTAGCATTCTTATCCCTAGCTTCTTTTGTGATGGTGTTTGCTTCGTGCTCGAAGTCGTCAAGAACGATAAGGTCGTATCTTTTGTGGAGTTTGGCTCCTCCTCTAATTCCTGCAACATTACTTTTACTAATGAGTTTACATCCATTAATAAGCTCGATATCTTCTTCTGTCCATTTTTTACCTCGCATTGGGCCAAAATAATATTTTATTCTATCATTAAACTCTAGGTGATGTTTAATGTAGTCCATATTCCCAACACTAAGCTTTTGCGTAGCAGAAACCCAAGCATAAAATAAAAAATTATCCTTTGTTGCAAAAACAAAGTCTTTAACAATAGAAGCTTTAGTTAATACAGTTTTTCCATGACCTCTTGGTATGATAATTGCAGTTTGCTTAACATTCTTATCATCAATAGCATCAGCTATTTCATAATGGAAAAATGGGGTTTCGCTTCTTAGGAAATCATCTGGTAGGAAAAGTTTACCAAATGATATTAGGTCTTTATGAGCTAATTGAAGAGCTTCTTCAGCTTTGCTTATGTTCTGGCTGTTTATATTTGCCATCTAAAAAATCTTTAAACTTATCTTCATTTTCTTGCATTTCTATATAATCATTAAATACAGTTTCAAATGTTCTTATTCTTTGAGACATCCACAAGATAGAATCTTCTAAGTTTTTTATACCTCTTCTTATGTCATGTTTTGTATATGAATTTTTCTTTTTCATTTTTATTTAGTTTCTTTAGTATTTCTATATTTTTGATAATTCGATAATCCCTTTGATATATATTCAGCTGATGTAGCTGACGGAGCTCGTATATAATCTTTTTTTTCCAAAGTAAACCTTAAAGCATCTTCCTCTGTTAATTGCTCAAGTTGATTTATTGGATTACCTGAGCTGTCTCTTTTTCTTCTTACAGTTGGATATACTATATGTTCCCCACCAACTTCAGAGGTCATTGTATACACTGATTTATTACCAAGCCTTAATCCAGAGCTGATAGCTCTATCAACCCATTGATGATTCATTCTTAATTCTTTTACATAATCTTCGCCAAGAATAAACTGGTCTATTAATTTATTTTCCATATATTAATTTAAGTTATTTACTTCTAAGATACTTTAAATATTCTGAAGCTGTCTCTGGGTGAAAAATTGTAGTTATCAATCTATTGTCATGGTCATCATATCGAGGGTCTATAATCGTAACTGGGCAATTAAATATATTTTTATCATCTAATCCTAATTTATCTGCATAGTTATCTATTATTTTGAAAGAAGCCACTTGCAATGCATGACTTATTAATGAATTAGCAGGATTTTTTATCACCTGATAACCAGAAACATGAGTATGTCCGCAAGTAAGAATATGGTCAGACCAGCCAGTTTGAGCTGCACGAGCAACACCGTGAGCAGTATTCCATATGCTATTACCCTTAAAAGTGTGCCTTGCATTT